GTAGTGCCCCAAGTATCCGTTGACCCACCAACGGTGGGCTTCGTCATCCCGAGATTCGTAGTCGGATTAGCCATTTTTTATCCTAATACCCGTGAGCGCATTCGTAGGCCAGACGCAGTGTGGCGTTCACGCTGTCCCTGCAAACGCAGGTCATTCAACGCCTTGTCGAGTCTAGCAGTCCACATCGGCATTCGCTCATCATTCTTCAGATACGGTTCTGCCTCCACCAGCGTCCCGAACAAATAGATGTCAGGATGAGCAGCCAGCAACCAGTTGCTTGTGGCCGCATCGGTCAGTGCAGCTATGCGCGTGTAATAGACGATGGACGCGGTGTAGGTCGAGTCAGGCGAAGGTAGTATCTCCAACTGGTCGGTCGAGCCACCTATCGTTGTGAAATAATACGGTTTGCCGGTCGCATTCATCACGACCCTATGCTCCGATATCTCTTCCGGCGTCATGTATTCTAGTACGACGACAGGCGAAAGATCGACCACGATCCTGATGATCTGGAGCGTGTCAGTAGGCAACGTCGTATACCGTGACGCCAACGAGAATGCGTCATCTTGCGCGATCATGTCCGGTTGACGGATCTGGCGGTTGAAATTCGCTTCCGCGAGTTCGATAAATTCCGGGATACGCGCTGTCAGGTCGGTGCGGTCCAACCAATTCGCAGTCGCCGTCTGTAGCTCCGCGTAGGTCGTGATCGCCACTAAATCCTCCCCGGCCTCGTCCTAAACACCCGATTGTCGGGATCATTCAGCCATTTATTCAATGCTTTTTGGTCTTTCCCGTTGTTCGTGATCTTCATCAATTCGTGATGGATCGAAGTCGGCACCGTCGCAAGCAAGGTCTGCCCCCCGGATGGCCTCAACGGATTGCTCCACCTGGCTCGCTCATCGACCTGATTGAAGAGCGCCTTGTTGTGTTCCACTATAGAGGTGACATCCTGCTGGGTTTCTAGCCCGAGATCGCCCGTGGATTCATCGAAATGAAACCACTGCGTGATGCCCGTTGCCGGGTCGGAATCCAGAACTCGCCTCATCGGTAGGGAGCAAGCCTACTAGGGGGCAGGGGCCGAAGCCCCCACCCCGCTAGCAGAACTACGCCGAGGTGATTCCAGCGATTACACCATGAGCGGCTTCGTTGTTGACCTGAAGCCCCCATTCGATGAGCGCCATACGCTTATCGGCGTCACCCGTCCGAGCCAGTGACTCAATGCTGTAAGGCCGCAGAGAGGCAATCTTCACCTCGTCTGGGTCGATCAGGAACGCCCAGTTGTTCATCAGCGAACCCGCGCCAGCATCAATCACCGAGGTGAAGAAGCGGTTCGGTACAACAGAGAGATTCCCGAAATCGCTGACATAAATGTCGGCGGCACCGATTATAACTGACGGCTCCGCACCGGTCACATTGTACCGGCTGGAGGCGATTCCACTGAAGCCGCTGACAACGGTTTTGTTGTAAGGGCCGACCATGAGCATCGACGGCTCGCCACCACTCTCGTAGCATTCCTGCATCGTGGTCTTGAGCATCGTCTCAGTGAAAGCCGTAGGCGTTCCGAAGGTCTTCCACACCTGAGACGCACCCGTCGGAGTTGAACCCGTGTAGCTGGGCTTAGTCACGTTCGTGGAAGTCTCGTTCGTCTTCAGCCAGCAAGGGAACCCAGCGGTAACGCGGGCTGTCGCCGTCGCACCAGTGACCGCACCAACGCCATTCAGCAATGCAGCCACTTCGACGTTGCGCTTCAACTCCTTCGCTGCCTTCGCTGCCTGATAACCGACCTCAGAGGCGCGACCCGCTTTGTTCACCTTCTGCTCGGTGCCCGAGATAATGAATTCTGCCATGTTTATCTGGCAGTAATTTCCCAGGCGAACGGTTGGTGTGATCGCCGTGAACGCAGATAGGTCCTGGCCCTCGACCACAGGTGTGGCACTGGCCGTAGCGAGGCTGTCCGTCTGCCACTCAAAGAAAGTATTATCCGCATCCCTGGAACCGATATTGCTCTGGAAGGGGGTTGTCGTCGGACTGATGTCAGAGATTAGATCACTAAGATCCTCCCTGATGCCCTTCGCCTCATAGGTATTAAATGTATTCGCAATAACTGCCATGATTCTCTCCGGTTATTTCGCAAGGATGTCAGCGAACAGTGCCGCAGCGTCATCGACCTTACCTGTCGATTTCAGCCTGGCCCTCTTCTCTTTCGTCTTGCGGGAGCGCACTTGGCGGGATATCTCTTTGTTGCCGCCTTTCACGCTGCCGATTTTGGATTTGGCCTCAGTGATCTTGTCGCCGTTCGTGAGTTCGTTATAGCGCATCGCATCGCGTAACACGACCAGTGCCCTATGGTCGATAAGGTTGCCGAGTTCATTGTCGCTGTACCCAACCGCCTTACCGAACTCTACCAGCTTGCGCTGTTCGTTGGCTTGCAGATCGCCATCGGACCATTCGGGAATTTTCTCCAACACCAGCCCCTGCTCAACCGTCAGACGCTCTTGCAGTTTCTTCTGGTTTTCGCCAGCAAGAAGTTGTTGCATACGCCCCTGTTCGGCTTGCACCGCTTGTATCTCACCGGCTCTCTGTTGCTCAAGGTATTTGAGTTTCAGAAACTGGACCGGATTCTCTCGTTCGAGAGCGCCCCAATCCATGTCTGGTGGCTTGTTGGCGGCTTCCATCTGCTGGTGGAGTTGACTCAGCACCCCAGAATATTGCTGGTGCATTTGCCGTAGAGCCTGTTGCTCCTCACCGAAACCTTGACGTTCCTGTGCGAGTTCCTGGCTCTTTTTCGTGTATGTAGCATAGCGATGGTATCCGGCGATGAGTTCGTCCAGCGGCACCTCTTCGGGCTTACCATCAACCGTGACGGTAAACGCCTGGGCATCGCTGTCGAGTTGTTCATCCTCCGGTTCGTCATCCTGTTGCTCATCCACAACCGAGTCATCGGCTAACTCGGCATCCCCTTGCCCTGCATCCGAAGAATCCGTCGAAGGTTGCTCTTCATCAGAAGAATCTTCTTCGGGTTGCTCTTCGGCCCCGGTGAGCATCTGGGTGAATGTATCCTCAATCTCACCCATAAGGCGTGGGCCAGATTCTGTCGCACCGGCCTCACCCATCATTCCCTTCCTTTTTTATTGCGCGATTGGTCCATCGCCCAGTCAGTTACGAATGTTCGCAACCCACGCAGCACCTCGTCAAGTGCGCGGCCCCGGTGGTAAAGGGCCTCACGGTACGCGGACTGATCGAAATCGGTCAGATTCCACTGCGTCACGATGTGCGTCCTAGCGGTGTCTATCATCTCAATGAATACTGGGTCGTCAATGATTTCCTTGGCGCGGCGACTTTTCTGCTCGCTGGTCAAGTCCACTTACAACCCTTCCTTGAGACTCGCCTTCACAAGCTCAAGATCGACATCATTCTCGAATTTCGACTCTGCCTGGAATTCCCTGATAGCCAAATCACCAGCAATTCTGGCGCTTTCACGCTCATCCAACTGCTGCTGTTTCATGGCAGCAAGCTGGATCTTCTGCTCGTCAATGGCTGTACGCGCCTGGATATCGGCCATCTGCGCCTGTGCGAGCAACTCTTCCGGTGACAGTTTCGGCGGCTCTGGCGGTGGCGGCTCATAGTCGAGCGGGACTTGTTTGAAAAACTGATTTGAATCGGGATAACCACTGATTTCAAGCATCTTGGACAGTGTATTGCGGATCTGGCCTAGCCCGACCAACGGATTATTCGGCCCCAGCTTCTCTAGCGCCTCCTGTTGGCGCATCGCGATTTGATTCAGCACGCCCAACCGCTCGTCGGTTGTGCCTACACCCAGCCCGACATTCACACTGCAATCCATAGTCGAGTCCCACACCCTGGGGTCGATAGGCACCCACTCGTCGCGCAACCGCACTATCCGCTCGCGGTCCTGATGCGTGATGACGAGCTTGAGTACGCCCTTGAACATTCGCTTGAAGCTATCCGCGAACAATCGCGCCATGAGTTCCAAATGCTGTTCGGCACCACGAATCGTGGCGGTCACAGCCGCTTTGGTAGTCGATTGCAGCACATCCGGGTCCAATCCCTGCGATGCGGCTGTCTGGCCGGTACGCGACTCCTTCATGCTGTCGAGGTACTGGATCATCGGGAAAGCGTCTTTGCCCAGGAACGGCACATCCAACTGCTGCACCATATTCGGCTGGCGCATTCTGATGATCGAGCCGACCTCGGGGTTCATCACATCGTCAATATTGACCATGCCCTCTACTACGCCTGTCCTCGGATAGAGCGCAAACGAGAGCGAGTCGAGCATCCCACGCAGCACCGCCGACTTCACGCGCTGAATGTCTTTTGTCAGATCAGCGATATCGCTACCGAAGAAAACGTGCGGCTCGGGATCGCAAGCGAACATCGCGAACGGAATCGAATCGGCGGGTTCGTTGTTGACGACCTTGTAGTTGTTGCCAACCGTGCAGATGCGCCTGAGTTCGGATATCCCGTCGCCGTCGTAGTCGATATAACACCACGCCTCGACATATAAAACGCGCTTACGCTCATACGCGGATACAGGACCGGGCATATCGGTGTTGGAGTAGCGGGCCGAGTATTCGTCGCTATCAATGAACGCAAACTCGTCGGACAGATGCTCGTCCAGCATATCGCGGTCGTACCCCAGCGCGACCAGGGATGACACGGTAGACATCGTGCGGTGGCCGACAACCATCGCATCGTCCAGCGAGGTGGCCGCTGCGTCAACGAAGAATTCTTCGGGCGGCATCGTTTCGATCTTGACCTGATTGCGCTTGCGGGAGCGTTTGATCTCGACATCGTAGACTTGCGGTGCCGTCTGACCCTGCGCTTCCATCTGCTGTAGCTGTTCTGGCGATATTCCGGGCGCTGGGCGTCCCTCGACGCTCACGGCTTCAACGCCTTCTTCTTGCAGGATCAAGCCTAGCGCGCCTTCGTCTAGCCCCTCAAAGCTGTGAGTCTGGACCTCCGTCGAGTCGTCCCACCACCATTTGACGAAGCCGCCTTTATTCATCAGCGCGTCCTTGAACACACTGTAGAATGTGCCTATCGCATCGTTATCCTGCTTGATGATGTAGTTGAGGTAGTCGGTCGCCTGTTCGGCCATCCCGAGGTCATTCGCGTTCCTGGGCACGAACTCGACCACCTTCTCGGAGCCGAAGAACACACGCATCATCGACGGCAGCACGGCCTGTACGGAATCGCGCACATCGCGGCTGACCACCTGGGATCGGCCATCGACCTCATTACCGAACGGGTCGCCGCGATAGTATTTGGTCGATTCTGCCCTGGTCGGGCTGATATCGTCGTCGATGTACTGGATCGCGTCGGAGATGTAGCCCCCGACCGCTGCTTGCAGGTCGGACTCACTCATCCCCACGCCAGCTTCGGTTTCAGCTTCGTCTATGTAAGCCAATATCTCAGCATCCCGAAAAGTTCACACCAAGCCAAGATGGGGCAGGGGCACCGTTCGGCCCGGAAGGAGGTGCCGGGGCAAACCGTATAGCTGCGGTCGTTTAAGATAGCCCATAAGACCACCATCCTATCGGGCCAGCCCCCTAGACCACACCCACCAAGTTCCTCCTAATCTTACCCATACTCCTACCCGTGCGTCCACCCATAGCGGTTCCGGCCTCTGACGCGAACGTCAAAACGAAGGCGTCCGCACTATCCGGTGACGCGACACCCCTGCGCTTCAGATCGGCCTTGGCTTCGATCTTCACTCTGCCGGTAGATGTATAATTATAACGCACTGTAGTCAATTCCGTCTTCAGCAACTCGTCTTTCGGCAACCGCACATCGCGGCCTTCCAGCCAGCTTTTCGCCTTATACCAGAGTTCGGCCCTCAAGTTCAGGTAATGCTCGCCCATCGCCGGACTTTCGCTGACGTTGATGGCATAGGCTGGCAACTCAAGCTCACGCAGCCTGTCGGCCACACCAGCGCCTAACCCGATAGCGTCCACGAAAATTTCAGTAGGTTTTTCTAGGCTAGAGTCGTATTCCGCCTTGATTGCGCCGGTCAGTTGCATGGTGTCGAGGTTGCGCCACAACCTGATCGGTTCTGTGATAGCGT